CAAGAATTACAAACCGTAAAGGTTTACAAGTAGAATTACCTCAACTTGCAGGTGCAGAATTAGGTTGGAGTATTGATGAGCGTAGATTATTCATCGGTAACGGAACTATTGCTGAGGGCGCACCGGTTGTTGGTAACACAGAAATCTTAACAGAATTTTCTGATATTTTAGCGTTTCAAACTACCTACACTTACAAGGGAGACGCCGCAGGGTATACTGTGCAAACAGGCCCAAGCGCAGGCGCACCAGTAAGTCAAAGTCTTCAAAGTTGGTTAGACCAATGGGCAAGCGTAAAAGACTTTGGTGCAGTAGGCGACGGGGTAACTGATGACACGGATGCGATCAATCGTGCATTGTATCAACTATACTGCCGCGAAGTTAATCCGCAAATCCGCAGAAGCTTATTTTTCCCTGCTGGCGTTTACTTGATCAATGAGACCATTGTAATCCCATCTTTTGCTACTCTTTACGGAGAAGGCAAAGACAACTCAGTCATCAAGATGGCTGCAGGCGATGATAGTGCCCTTCGTGCTTATGTGGCAAGAACAGGCGACAGTTTGCAACAAACTGGAAATAACATTGGTAGCAATGGTGCAATCACTCCTCAATATATCACTGTGAAAGATATCGGCTTTGAAACAGCTGACAACTATGGGGATGTACTGTTAGTGCAGGACGCTGAAAATTGTACATTTAGTAATGTGAATTTTATGGGCTCGTTGACCACAGCAGACTTAGATACAGATGCCGACAACATGGCTGGTGTGAGATTTGCAAGCTCTGCATCGTTGGTTTGTCGTGCAATTACTTTTGACACCTGCACATTTACTGGCACAACGTATGGTATCAATACAGATCAACAAGTCGAAGGTATTACTGTGTGCAACAGCAAATTTGACACGTTGTATCAAGGCGTGGTGCTCGGCGAAGGAACTCCTGTGTTAGGTGGGCCAACTGGGTTTAGAGTACATAATAATTTCTTTAACAATGTATATGCCGAGGGTATTATTTTCGGTGATGTATCGTTAAACGCATCGGGATACAACATCTTTTATGATGTTGGTAATCACTTTAATGGAACAACAAGTCCCGCTACTCCGGTAATATTATTTAGAACATCCAATAATATTAGTACAGGTGATATGTTTGAGCGAGGGCCTAGCTACTCAACTACCTATTTGCGTATTGACGTATCGAACCAAGCTAGTATTGGATTTGTCGGCGGCGAAATTATTAAAATAGGCCCAGTTGAACTTAACTCGCACCCAGAGACTGTTCTGACTAATAATATTACTACAGAACCACTTTATGAGTTTGACTCAGCAACAATTCGTTCAGCGACTATGAACTACAGTATTACTCGTGATACTAGTGTTCGTACTGGAACATTCACAGTAGTGCCAACAGGCGGCGGAACCTTGACATACAATGACGATTATGTTGAAAACAGTTCTACTGGAGTTACCTTTACAGCATCCCAGGTAGGCGATGATGTAAGCATTGAATATACTACAACCAATACGGGTGTAGATGGATCTATCACTTATACAATCACTAATTTCCGCGTTTAATGTGGCCAAAAACCTTTCAGACCAGGCTTGACGCCTGGTCTAATCTACGTCAACAAATCCAACCCAACAGTGCCGAACACGCACTGCTTACTATTAACCAATGGTGGTTCCAATCTCCCTGGCGTGCATATCACTTGCACTGGGACGATAAAGAAACTTGGCCAGATCCCTGGGAACTTTTGAGTGACAATCTCTATTGCGATGTTGCAAGAGGGCTAGGAATCCTGTATACTATTAGTTTGCTAGATCATGCAGATTTGACGGATGCAGAGCTGGTTTTAACGGAAGAGGGTCACAATTTAGTCCTGGTCAGCAAAAGAAAATATATACTGAATTGGGATGCAGAGAACATCGTAAATACCAACCAGAACTTAAGAATTAAAAAAATCCTGACCCAAAGTCAGGTACAGCACAAATACAATTAATAGAGTAGAGAATGACACAAATTACAGTAGTAAAACGAAGTGGACGTAAAGAGCCACTACACATTGAAAAATGGCAATCCCAAGTTGCTAAGATTTGCCAAGGAATTGCTGATGTAAGTCAGAGTATGATTGAGATCAAAGCGCAATTACACTTTTATGATGGCATTACAACCAACGAAATAGATGGCATTACATTAAGAGCAATAGTAGATTTAATTGATGTGGAATCCAACCCGGATGTAGGACATACAAATTATCAATACGTAGCAGGCAAACAACGTTTGAGTATGTTGCGCAAAGACGTTTACGGTTCATACGAAGTTCCGCACTTGTATGAGATTGTAAAGAAAAATGTAGCAACTGGTCTATACACCAGTGAACTACTTGATTGGTACACAGAAGATGACTGGAATCGAATGAATGACATGCTAGATCATTCTAAAGACGAGCAATACAGCTATGCCGCCATCGAACAATTGATTGAAAAATATCTAGTTAAGAATCGTTCTACAAAGCAAACATATGAAACGCCACAAATCCGATACATGGTCGCTGCGGCGACGGTATTCCACAAGGAAGAACCAAACAGCGCACGTATGCGATACATCAAAGAGTACTACAATGCGGCATCGGATGGTCTCTTTACTTTGGCTACTCCTGTTCTCGCTGGCTTGGGGACTCCTACAAAACAATTTAGCAGTTGCGTTCTTATCCGCAGTGATGACGACCTCGATTCTATCTTTGCTAGCGGAGAAATGATGGCCAAGTATGCTAGCAAACGTGCTGGCATTGGTTTGGAAATTGGTCGCTTACGCTCATTGGGTTCACCAATTCGTGGCGGCGAGATTCAACACACAGGTATGATTCCCTTCTTGAAGAAGTGGTTTGGAGATTTACGTTCATGTTCACAAGGCGGTATCCGTAATGCAAGTGCCACTGTTTTTTATCCCATCTGGCATCATCAATTCGATGATCTTATTGTGCTCAAGAACAATCAAGGAACCGAAGAAACCCGTGTCCGACACATGGACTATGGGGTGGTGCTTTCTGCTTTTTTCTGGCGTAGATTTAAACACAAACAAGACATCACGTTCTTTGACCCTAACGAAGTACCGGATCTTTACGAAGCATTCTATCGGGACACTAAGTTATTTGAAGAACTTTATGTCAAATATGAAGCTAGATCTGACCTCCGGAAAAAGACTATGTCTGCAGAAGAAGTATTCAAATCTGGTATTCTTAAGGAAAGAACAGACACTGGTCGCATATATCTAGTGTTCATTGACAACGTGATGAACCAAGGTCCATTTGACCCTGAGTATCACGCCATTTATCAGAGTAATCTTTGTTGTGAAATTCTCCTTCCTACAAAACCTTTCAAACGCTTGGATGACGCCGAGGGTCGCATTGCTTTATGCACACTGGGCTCAATCAACTGGGGTGCTTTCCGCCATCCTGAGGACATGCGCCGTGCTTGCCGTATTTTGCAACGCTCGCTCTGTAACATCCTTGACTATCAGGACTTCCTCTCAATCCAAAGTCAGTTGTCTAATGATGAGATTCAGCCACTTGGTATCGGTATTACAAACCTTGCTTACTGGCACGCCAAACGTAGCTTTAGCTATGGAGACTCAGACGCCTTGGCCGAGGTTAAGTCCTGGATGGAACACCAGGCTTACTACCTTACTGAAGCAACCGTGGAGCTTGCTAAAGAACGCGGCCGTTGTAAGGATAGCGACAAGACGTGGTATGGAAGAGGTGTGTTCCCATGGGAACGCCGTGCCGTGGGTGTCAATGAGCTTACAAATTTTGATCCTGAATTAAACTGGGAAGGCTTACGTGCTGAGATGAGAGCATACGGTGTACGTAATGCTACACTAATGGCAGTGGCCCCTGTGGAGTCTAGTTCAGTGGTTATCAACTCAACAAACGGTATTGAAATGCCAATGAGCTTGATCACTGTTAAAGAATCTAAGGCAGGTTCGTTAACACAAGTTGTGCCAGAGTATCACAAGTTGAAGAACAAGTATCAACTGATGTGGGCACAAAAAGATTGTGATGGTTACTTGAAGACTGCGTCTGTTATTGCAGCGTATGTCGATCAGTCAATCTCAACAAACACATTCTATAATCCTGCACACTTCGAAGGTCGCAAAGTTCCAACTACATTGATTGCCAAGAACTTAATGCAGGCACATCATTGGGGATTAAAAACATTCTACTATAGTTTGATCAACAAACAAGGTAGCAAACAAAAAGACGACGCATTAGTGGATTTACCACACAACATTGAATTAGTCGAAGACGACTGCGAGGCATGTAAATTATGAGCAAACAACAGTATAACCTAAACACAAAGACAGACTACCTTAACCGTAAGATGTTTCTAGACCCGGCAGGGCCAGTTACTATTCAACGTTTCGAGGAAGTCAAATACAACAAGCTGGCTAAGTTTGAACAAGAAGCCCGTGGCTTCTTTTGGGTCCCAGAAGAAGTGAGTCTAACAAAGGACTCGCAAGACTTTAAAGATGCAAGTGACACAGTAAGACACATTTTTACTAGCAACCTGCTGCGTCAAACCGCACTAGATAGTTTACAAGGCCGTGCGCCAACCCAGGTGTTTACTCCCGTATGTAGTATTCCTGAACTTGAAGCCTTGATGTATAACTGGGGATTCTTTGAAACTAACATTCACAGTCGTTCGTACAGTCATATCATTCGTAACATCTACAACGTGCCAAAGGATGTGTTTAACACAATCCACGACACACAAGAAATTGTTGATATGGCAAGCTCTGTTGGCAACTATTACGATGCATTGCATATTATCAATTCCCGAAAGGAAGTTGGCGAAGCTGTAAACGAAACAGAACACATCAAAGCAATTTACATGGCATTGCATGCAAGTTATGCACTAGAAGCATTCCGTTTCATGGTATCATTTGCTACTTCATTAGCTATGGTAGAGAATCGTATCTTTATCGGTAACGGTAACATCATTGGATTGATTCTGCAAGATGAAATCTTGCACAAGGATTGGACCGCTTGGTTGATCAATCAAGTTGTTAAAGAGGATGCAAGATTTGCTGCCATTAAAGCAGAATGCGAAGCTGAAGTATATCAGTTATACATGGATGTGATTAGAGAGGAAAAAGCATGGGCAGACTACCTGTTCAAACACGGTCCGGTGATTGGATTGAATGCCGCTATCCTGCGAGACTTTGTGGACTATACTGCGGCAGGTGCGCTCAAGGAGATTGGTATCAAGTATCAGACACCGTCTCCAAAGTCAACTCCGATTCCATGGTTCAACAAACATGTGAACACCAGCAAGAAACAAACTGCACTCCAGGAAAACGAATCAACTAACTATGTTATTGGTGTAATGAGCGATCAACTCGATTACGAAGAACTTCCTGATCTATGATATTATCCAGGGATGAATTTTCCCATTACTTTAATGCACTTCGCGAAGGATTAGGTAATAAAGATAGTCCTTTGTGGATACCTGACGAAGACTGTGAGCCTTCGAAGTGGTTTGTATGTGTTAAGCCAATTGGTGTGCATAGATTTAAGTTTAGCTACTATGATTGGTGTAACAAAACATTAAAGGGTTATGTTCGTTGCTATAGCAGCGACTCTGATGACAAAAAAGAGTGGTGGGGATTTACTAACAAAGAGGACATTGTATTATGGACGTTAAAGTGGATGTGAGAAATATGTTACCCGGTGACCACACAGCATTGGAGAACGCTGCCATTTGGTTACGTGAACATTTTAGCATACCTGAGAATCAAACAGTTTTTATTCAATTTGAAGAATACTTCAACTGTAGGATTGACGTAGATGACCGTAGAGATTATTGGATGCAACCCAACAAGGTTGTATTTGAAAACAGTAAAGACCTAACAGCATTTTTGCTGAAGTGGTCCTAATATTATAAAGGAAGAAAAATGATTAAAGTATATTCAAAACCCAACTGCCCTTATTGCGATATGGCAAAGCAGTTGTTAGAAAGCAAAGGCGTTGCGTTTGAAGCAGTTGATATTTCAGTTGACTCTGATGCACGTCAAATGCTTATGGATGCAGGATTCCGTTCTGTGCCACAGATTTACAATGGAACACATCATATCCCAGGCGGCTATCAAGGCCTTGCAGGAATGACAGCGGAAGAGTTCGCTAATAAAGTAGCAAATACAAAGGAATAACATGCTAGAAGTAGGAAAAGTTTACACATTTAAATTCAACAGCGGTGAAGAAGTTGTTGCAAAGTATTCAACTGAAGTAGTAGGCGACTTTATTGCAGTTACTAGTCCAGTGAGTATTGCTCCAGGACCACAAGGTATGGGCCTAGTACCTAGTATGTTTACTGCTGACCCCGAGCAATCTGTGACAATAAATACTAACAGTATTGCAATGTATGCCGAAACTGATGAATCAGTTAAAGCCAAATACATTGAAGCAACTACTGGTATTGCAGTGCCAGATAAAAAGATTATAATGGGATAATAACTTAATGGATTATGTATCAACGGCGTCGAAGTTTCTTGGTAGTGGCGGCGGTGTTCAACGAGTAGGTGATATTAGTTCAGGCGGCGGCATTATTGTTGGCCCTGGACACAGTGACATACTTGTTAACGGTCGCCCTGCTTCTAAACCACTTGACCTTGTTACTCCTCATCAGGGGTGCAGTCCTCAGAAATGGTGGCACTGTGTTACATTCACTACTGGGTATCCTGGTGCAAAAGGTGTAAAAGCCAATGGGCAACCATTAGTCATGGACGGCGATAAAGATACTTGTTTTGAACATAGTAGAATATACGGAAGTAACAATGTTAAGGCGAGATAATGGTCATCGGACAACTAAGTTCAGTTAATTTAATTGCAGCGGCAGGTATACTTGGCAACATAGGCGGATATCCACTTGGGCCCAATGCAGTGATGACAGCAAATATTGCAACATACGATGATATTAATGTTATTGCTCAGTTTACTAATGTCAAAATAAGTGGTAATATTTTATCTAACACTACTGCAATCTCACTTGACAATTTAGCCAGTAATATTTTTCCAGTATTAACAAACGTAGTACCCGCAGATTATATTAGCTCACTTGGTAATACGCCCGCTACAGGTTTTACCACCGGCGTGTTAATGCCACATGTTAACTACATAATGGGCAACGGCGACCCAGGCATTTTTGAACAAGTATTGGCACTATCTGATTCATATGTTATTACAAACAATCTGATGATCAATACTGCACGTAACGCAAACAATTTATCTGCGGTTACAACTTATCAATCCCAGGACGTAACTGTAACCGGAGGGTTGAGTCAAATTACCCAGGCATTCTCGGAGTTCGGTGCTGATTTTGCATCGTTGGGTTTTGCTATTAATTTTGAACAATTATCAAATCTTGGAAGCCCACAAGCTCTACTAGGACAAATTTATTCTCGTGGAAGCGGCAAATCAGAACTCAATACTGCTCTGCTCAATGCAGGGATACCTCAAAGTGTGCTAGATAATCTTGGTAATGTAAACATGACGCCAGAGCAACAAAAGATTGTATTTGATGTTATGACCAAGATTACTGGTTCTGCACTATTACAAGTTCTTAGTTTACTAAAGGTAACAACTCGTGGAATAACCAATCTTGCTGATTTGTTAAACCCTGTTAAGGCATTTCCTAGAAGCTACAATACATTAACCGCGCCAACCTCTAACGGCATTCGTGGAATATATGTTAACAGTTCCGGAGCAGTGAATACTAATTTAGAAACAATATTGCCAAGAAATGTATTGGTGCCATTGAACGGCTACCAAAACGTGCAGAACACTTATTCACAATTAAAAAATATTATACCGCCCGATTGGGCATTAGCCAACAAAGCATTACAAGCAGGGCTTGAGCAGGCCACTACTATTTTTAATTCAAACGGGCCATTGTTTGGAGCCGCAACAAACGGACTAGAAAGTAATAAAGGCCTTGATTTAATTAATGCACTTACTTCTCCATTGCCGGCGGAAGTTAGCAGCTATTTTGATAGCACTCTGTCGTCTGGTTCTGGAATCAATGGAACCTTCATACTTGCGGATTTAGTTGGCACTGCTGGCGGTTGGATAGTTAACGATAATTTGCCTATTGCAGTTTCAACGTTGGCCAATATGTCAAGTAACGGAAATTTAATTACATTGACCAATGGTACCAACGGGGTGTTTACAGTAATGCAAAATGCACTTGACGGCGACTATACTATTGAAATTCCGGGAATATTTCCTGACCCTTCGACTTATTATGTAGAAATCCCATCGGGGTTACCGGGCGCCGGGACTTACAGTGCAGCAGGCACGCCAGGTGGTGCAATTAGTAATGCATTTGATGGTCCAGGCACGCCAGGCATTGGGTTGATACCTGCCGCTTACTCATTAATTGGTAATATTGTTGCTAATGCCACTGGCAATGTAACTATTGCAAATTCAGCGTGGTCCAACATTGCGGCACAAATAGCGTTTGAAAACTCTTCACAGACTCAAGCAAACATTGTTCCGTCTAGTTTAATCGGCGGCACCAAGCCCACAACGCTGGCATTGAATATTGCGTCTTATGGCAAAGAAACCACAGTTGGCGGAGCTGCCTGGTTCTTAGAATCTGTTGCAAATACCTCAACACTTGGTGGGCAAGCTATTGTATCGACCATGCGAGAAGTTCGCAATCAAGGTAGATTACAAGAAGCTGGTATTCAACCTGATATTATTGTTAGTAGCGAAGGGGTAGAACCTCAACAAACTTTCTCTGCAGGACAATACACAGTGGCCGAGGCAGTGTCGCAAAAAATTATCTAAAACGGTTGACCAGAAACTCCTGATCTCTTATACTATAACTGTAGTAAGAAAGGAGCCCAAAATGGCAGAAGTTAAGCTCGCAGGACTGTATAAAGTTACAGTTACTGAATATGAGTCAGGTTGGGGCCAGCGCACTGATCCTGAGGACACTAAATTCTTCACAACCCACGAAGAAGCTGTTGCATACAAAAAGCACTGGGAAACGGGCGGTACACCAGAGTACTACTTTCGTGCTAGTATCGAAACTGTAGCATAAAGTTTACATTTTTCCTATCCCAAAAAGTAGTACTTTTGCAGTATTACTTTTTGGTTGACCGAAATTGCAATTTCGGTTATAATACATGCATGGAACTTAAAAAGCAATCACGTAAACGCCGTCAAGATACCAAGCATGCTGTCTATATGTTAGTGAACACTAACACTAACGAGCACTATGTTGGTATCACTGTCTGCGGTAACCAAGTTAGCAAGGCACTCAAAGTTCGTTTTCAAAAGCATGTGCGCCGCGCACTTACTGAAAACAAAGACTGGGCCCTTTGCGCTAGCATCCGTGAACACGGTGCAGAAGCGTTTGCAGTGTTGTTGGTTGATGTTGTGCGTGGTCGCAAACCAGCTCATTCAGTTGAACGTGAAATCATCAACAGCCACATGCCAGAATTAAACACACACTAAACGGTTGACCAAAATTTACCGTTTTGCTATAATATACACATAGAAAGCAAAAAGGAGTTGGAAATGGGTTATCGAGTTATCAACGTTACACCAGAGTTCCGTGCCCAGTTTGAAGCACGTGATGGTTTAGAAGGTCCTTTCTTCTACGATGGTAACCGTGTGTTGTATTACAGCCCACGTGATGGCAAGTATATCAACCCCCAGACAGATATGTTTCTGTCCTATGATGAATATGTGGAGTTTTCAAAATGAAAGTAAAAGAACTGATAAAACTGCTAGAGCAGTTTGACAAAGAGAAAGAATTGATGTCAGAACAAAACGGCGGAGAGTATTGGTCCGATTTGAAATACTTAAAAGTAGAAGAACGTGACGGTAAGGTTTGGTTGTTGGACTAAGGAGAGCATCATGTCTAAGATTACAGCACAAGAAGCCCGCAAACTTGCAGGCCCCACAGTCCAAG